TCGGCCGAAATGATGTCGCCCATCCTGTCGATCGACTCGTCCGAGAGCGTGAATTCGAGGCCGTGCACCTCCTCGGCGTGGGTCTTGTGAACGACCCTGCCCTTCGCGCCGTGCACCGCGCGGGATTCCTCCCAGGCGATCTGGCAGGCTTCCTCGGCGGCCTCGTCGCCGACGTCGCCGCCGTCGGTCAGCTCCTCGACGCAGCGATCGATGTAATCGTCGCGAGACTCGTCGTCGTCGGGATCGGGCGGATCGAGATCGTCGCCGAAGTCTTGTCGCTGCTCGCCCGCGCCCCTGCCGCCGTCTTCGGCTTTGCCGCCGGTTTGATTCGCGTCCTGCCACATCTGCATGCAGGCAGCGACGGCCTGCTCTTGCGGGCGTTTGGTGCCGCCGGACTCGCCCATCATCTCGGGCACGCAGCGGGCCATCCAATCCTCTTGCTTTTCGTCCTTGCCGGGATGAATTGGCATGGCGACCTCCTCACATTCTGCGAAATGCCAGCCACGTGTTCGGCACCGTCTCGATCGGCCAGCCTTGCGCGCGCAGCCGGTCGAGCACGCGCCTCACTTCGACCGCGTCGTTGGTCGCGTCGTGCCAGATGATGATTCCGCCCGGCCGCACGACCGCCTCGGCGAGGTCGCTGTCGTGCGCTACCGCTTCCTCGGAGTGGTCGCCGTCGATGAAGATCGCGTCGCACGGCGGGAGGTCCCGCGGCACGAGATCGAGCGAGCCGCGCTCGCGGATGATCAGCTCGAAGCGGGGGTCGTTGGCGGCGAGAAAGCCGGGGCTCGGGACCATCTCGCTGCGCTGGTGCTGCAGGGCCGGCCTGTAGGACAGCGGGACGTCGATGCCGACATAGCGGTCGAGCGAGAGGACGTTGTGGAGCAGCACGCGCGCGGTGCGCCCGTCGCGACAGCCGATCTCGATCATGGTCCGCGCATCGATGCCGCGGAGCAGCTCGACGATGACCTCCATCTCGCCGCCGACCAGATAGCCGCGGTGCATGCCGACCCAATCGACAGGAGCGTCAGCGGGCATCGAGCTGCGCGAGCGCGCTCTCCCAATCGTCGGGCGCTGCTTGCCGGCAAAGCCTGACGTTCGCGTACCAGGGCGCGAGCCAGCGCCAGCTCGCCCAACGGCTCAGCAGCGCGTCGACGCGCGGATGACCGATCGCGCCGGCGAGGTGCAGCGCCGCGGTGTCGACGGTGACGATCCGATCCATCGCCAGGATCGCGGCGGCGCAGTCGTAGAAGTCGGAGAAGTCGTAGGCCTCGACGCCGAGCCTGCGCGCCGCGTCGGCGTCCTGGCGTTGCACGCTATGCAGCCGAGCTGCGCCGAGCGCCCCGACTAGCTGATCGAGCGGCACTGCGCGCGGATAATCGCCAGTCGTCGGTGTCGCTCCTGGCGACCATGCGAGGCCGATGTGCGGTCCCGGGCCGAGCCGCTCGCGCCAGCGCTCGACCGCGTCGATGCTGATCGGCACGTAAGGCGCGGGCTCGACATGGTCCGGCGTGACGCCGAGCAGCCCAACAACATGCAACAGCGGGCAGAAATATTCCGCCTCGTCCGGCTCCCAAGGCATGAAGGCAATCGCCAGACGGCGCAACTCGTCGGGCACGTCGAGCACAGTCTTGATGCCGAGCTGCCAGAGTACCGGCAGGTAACGCAGTGCCATGATGCTGTCGCCGAAACCGTGCGCGTGCATGACCAGCAGCGGCTTGCCGCCGAGGTTGCCGCCAGTCCAGGGTTTGAGGCCGCGCGCGAGCGCCGCGGCGACCGGCGGCCGCATGAACGGCGCGTGTTGCTCGCATTCGCGATACTCGTCAAAACCCTCTGGCCAGCGCCCGAGCGCCAGGAGGATCAGCGCGCGGTTGAAGCGCGCGAAGAGGGTCGGCGCTAGCGCGATCGCGGCCTCGAATTCGACCAGCGCCTCGGCGTTGCGATCCTGCCGCGCGAGGAGAACGGCGCCGTTGTAGTGCGTCAGATAATCGTCGATGCGCAGCTCGGCGCGCTCGACCGGGCGTCGGCTCACAGCGACGTTGCCGCGCATGATGACGACGTCGTCGTCCGGCATCGCGGCCTTGTGGCCGTTGCGGCTTCGCACGTTGAGCAGCTCGCCCTTCGCGGTCAGGCCGCGCCAGCCTTGCGCGGTTTCCTCCACCGCGATGATCGGATTCTCATCGCGAGGCAGATCGTCGCCGAAGCTGGCGAGCTTCATCGCAAGTCCCAGCGACCGCATCGCGGGCAATGATTGATAAGGTCGCCCCGTCCGTCGGGGCGACATCCGAACACCCAACACATGAGGCAGCGCCAGATGGTCATTTCCAGCTCGGCGTGAGCCACGCGATCGCGCGCGGATCGCGCAAGGCCCAGGTGACCCGCCAGCGCATCTTCAGCGCGATCGTCTCGGTCTGGAAAAGGCTCTTCGCGGGAGACGCCACGACGCCCCCGCTATCGACGATCGGCAGCGGCGTGTCGTTCATGTGCAGCTCGCCCGCGTTCGCGGTCTCGACCTCGGGGTCGGGGCTCAAGGCGCACACGAGCGCGCGCGGCGCGACGCAGATGAGATCGTTGCCGACCGCGCTGCTCGCGAGGACCCCGACGTTCCCGGCCTGCAGGACGAACCGCATGACCATCGCGGCGATGCGCCCGGGCGAGCCGATCAGCAGAAACGGGCCGTTGCCGCCCACCGCAGAGACGGCGTTCACGAGCGTGGCGCAATCCTCGTAGAAGGCTTCGAGAGCGTCGCTGGAATTGCTCGCTGTCGTCGCGGCGGCGCCGTTGCGCAGTCCAGCGGGCGCGGCGGCGGTCGCCGCGTTGCTGCCGAAGAGCGCGACGTCGAGCGCCGCCGCGGCCGATCGCGTCAGCACGTCGCCGACGAGGACCTCGGCGTTGGAGGACTCGACCATCTCGCGCGTCAGGACGCCGATCGCGGCGAGCTTGAAGGGCGCGAGCTGCGCCGCGGTCGAGGCGAGCTGGCGCACCGGGATCGGCGCGCCTTCAGCGACGAAGCCGGCATTGCCGGCGCCGGCGACGAAGCCCGGAGCGCTGACCAGGCCGTAGCGATCGAAAACGAGCACGAGAGCCTGCAAGAGGAGCTGCGCGCCGGCCGCGGTCGGTCCCATGCCTTCCAGGGCGTCGCGAACGACCTTGTGCGCCAGCTCCGCGGCCCACCCGGCGACCGACGTCATGGCCGTCGCTGGCGTCGCGCGGGTGAGGAGCTGTGCCATCAGCCGGTCGGACGGCCAGAGCCGGCTGGCGACCTCGATCGGCGAGCTGCGCGTCGCGAGCGCGACCGCCTGCGCCGTCACGGAACGCCAGAAGATGTTGCCGCCGGGCAGCGGCAACGGCTCTCGGTCGCGGCGCGCTTCGGCGCGGGCGCGGAAGGACGGCTCGACGAGTGTCATGGGGGCTCCGTGGTTCAATCGCCGACGCCGCTTTGCTCGGCTCGGCGGACCTTCTCGGTCTCGTCGCTCAAGGCTTCGATGACGTCCTCGTGCGTCATGTCACCGGCGCCGACGGCATCGAGCGCGAGGATCATCAGCTCGTGCAGCGTGTTCTTGAATTCGTCGAGCGTCATCTCTTCGCTCCTTCGATGTCGAGGTCAGCCTCCCGCTTTGGAAATGGGTGCGGCCTCGCTGCCTTGACCGGTCAAATGATCCGACGACGCGGAGGCGCGCCCGGAGGCAGCTTCTCGTTGTTGGGCTGGCCGCGTCGCCCTCGGAGTAGAAGCGCTCTAGCTAGTGGGTCAGTCCGCTGCGCGCGATTCCGCCGATCAGCTCGCTCGCGATCCAGAGCGCGAGCGCGGCCCATCCGAGATGCCAGAAGCCGACTTGCTGGATGCGCGACTCGATGACCGCGGTGACGAAGGCGAAGACGAGCAGGATCAAACCGAGGTTCTGCATGTGGCTATCCAATCAGTGCTTCGATGTCGATCGGCTTGGCGGTCCTGTCGCGCGCGCGCAGTCCCATCAGCATCGCCAGCGTGACCGCGCCGTCGATGCGAAATCGCGCCTTGCTCTTGTCGATCTTCTGGAACCCGGCCGGATCCATGATCGCCACGGCGTTCGACATGTTCCAATTCAGGACCGGGTTGTTCGGGTGCCGCAGCTTGCCTTCTCCGACCGCGGTCAGCAGCGCGTTCACTGCCGGGCCCATGTCCTTGAACCCTTGGCCCCAAGGCACGAGGCGCAGGCCGTCGCCCGGCTTGTCACCCTCCTCCTGAAAGGCCTGCAGGCCGACGCGGTCGAACTCGCGCAGCAGGTGCCGCATCTGCCAGCGGTCGTACGCGAGCCCGCGCAGCTTGAACCTTTGATTCAGGTTCGCGATGAAGCGCGCGATCACTTCGTGGTCGATGACCTTGCCCGGCGTCGTCAGCAGATGGCCGCTCGCGACCCACTCCGAATAGCGATGATTGCCGGACCCGAAGTCGCGCGCCGAGTGCTCGCGCAGCAGCTCGGCGGGCTTCCAGAAGAACGGCGCGACGCGGCAGGGATCGCTCGCCGAGCCGACGAGCAGCGCGGTCAGGTCGTCGACGCTGGACAGGTCGAGCGCGGCGAAGACCTCTTCGCCCTCGATCAGCTTCGCGTCGCTGCTGCATTCCATCCACACTGCGCGAGAGATCAGCGGCGACGTCGGCGCCACGCGTTGGTTGAGGAGCAAGTTCCGCGTCTTGCTCTCCTCCGCCGGCATTCTCTGCGCCTTGCGGATCGCGGTGACGAGGTCCTCGCGGTCGCGAAACTTGCCCAGCGCGGGATTGGCCTTCGCCCATTGTGCCTCGTCGTCGAGGTCGCAGTCTTCGTCGGCGGCGTAGAGATGGCAGACGATCGAGGGGTCGACGCCCGAGAGGCCGTCGTCGATGAGCTTCGAGAGGATGTGCTCGGGATCATTCGACTGCGTGCTGATCGTTATGAACAGCGGCTCCGCCCGCGCGCCGAAGGACGTGTCGAGGACGTCGTACAGGTCGCGGCTCTTGGCCTGCGCCAGCTCGTCGTAGATCACGACGCTCGGCAAATATCCGTGCTTGGTTCCGGCCTCCGCGCTGACGGCGCGGTAGATCGAGCCGCTCTTGCGCGCGAGCATCGTCTTCGTCGAGGCGATGATCTCGATCTTGGCGCGCAGCTCGGGCTCGAGCTCGACGATCTGGCGCGCGAATTTGAAAACGATCGAGGCTTGGTCGCGGTCGTTCGCCGCGCTGTAAATCTCGCCGTTCGGCACCCACTCGGGCCCGACCAGATGCGCGAGCGCGATGGCCGCGATCAGCGCGGTCTTGCCGTTCTTGCGCGCCACCGAGAGGATCGCTCGGCGGACGGCGCGGCGCCCGTCGGGGTGCGCCGGCTCGTAGATGTCCCGGATGAAATTCTTCTGCCACTTGTCGAGCTTGAACGGCCGGCCCTGGCCGAAGCCACTCGGGACCGTCAGCTTCTCGATGAACGCGATGACCTCTCGCGCGCGCTGCTTCCCTCGGGCGGTCCGCTTAACCGGCGAGAAGGTGGCCGAACTTGCTCGCAGGCGGCTCGGGATCGAACCCGGCGGCAATGCGGGCGCGGGCGGCAGGGGTGAGTCCAAATTC